GGGGCCGCCCCGCAGTGCACACCCACGCTATGCGTGCTAATCGTAGTTCACTAACAAGTGAACTACGTAACCAAAGGAGCTAGGTATGTTCATTCACGGCGATGGAACTCACAGGGAGCGTAAGCTTCCTGGACCGAAGTTCTCCGTTGGAGAACGTTGGGTTGACTTTTCTGGTGGTCTTCACCAGGTGTCAACGTCCACCATCGTGGATGGGACTCAGATTACTGAGTCGGATGGCAATCCTTGGCCTCCCCCTAAGAAATCTAAGCGAGGGAAGCTATTCGAAGATGTCGGGTCTGAGTTTTTCACTCAGAAGCGGGAGTTGGTCACACCTCGTGTGTTTCCATATACCGCTCTCTTTGCAACGGCTGATCCACTTAAGGGCTACCATGAATCTTCTTTTGGTGGCTCTCTCGTGGCCAACTGTTTGAAGTGCTACGACATCCCTTCTTACCGTGGTGTGCCAAAAATCCCGTTTGAGATCAACTGGCCTCCCGACCTAAGCTCCTCTCACGAGGAGTTGGTCGAGGAGGGAGTCAATCTTATAGCGGCGGCATCCCCTGGTAATCAGGTTGCACACGTTGCGACTGCCCTCGGAGAACTATTGCAGCAGCTTCCGGCTTTGCCGGGCGTTGCTCTTTGGGAGAGCGAATTGAGTGCTATTTCGCTTCTCATTGCCTCATCCGATGAGTTTCTTAATTGGATGTTTGGCATTTCTCCTACCCTTAACGACATGAAGGACTTCATTAAAGGAGTCCACAAAGTCGAAAAGGCTGTTGCCCAATTCATCGATGATTCGGGTAAACAGGTACGGCGTCGCTTCGAATATCCCATACCAATAGAGGAATCCACTGAGGTGCTGGACGGCATATATTCGCCTGCTGGCTGGGCCGGTTTCACCGGCTCGCCTGCTTACGGATACTGCTGGCCAGCGCCAGAAGCCGGAAACACTCTACCAATCCGCCAGACCATTCGTCGTCGAGTCACTGAACGCAAACGCTGGTTCAGTGGAGCTTTTACCTACCATCTTCCGTGGTGGTTTGATACCAACTCGGATCTGGATCGGGTATTGCTCACGGCTAAGCTCCTTGGAGCTCAACCGGACTTGAATACGTTGTGGGAACTGGCGCCTTGGAGCTGGGCCGTAGACTGGGTCTCGAATGCAGGTCAATACGTTAGTAACCTGCAAGACAAGATCGATTACGGCACGATTCTCCGGTATGGGTATGTGATGGAAACAACCATCACGACAGATACCTATACCGCTGGGGAGCAGGCTATGCCTGCGCCTAGGGGGAACTTAGTAGCTCCCTTCCCAGTCATATCCTCTGTTACTCTTCGAACAACTACGAAGAAGAGGATAAGAGCGAATCCCTTTGGTTTTGGCTTGAGTTGGGATGGCCTCTCAACCATCCAACAAGCCATACTCGCAGCTCTTGGAATTTCCAGGGGCGGTAACTCGAAGAAGACAAAGATTCATCTTCTTTGAGGGCGCAGGTCCACTGCCACCAACATGCAAGGAGAGCACGCTGATGTTTACGGATCCTATCACCCTCGACCCCACTGTAGCATTCAACTCGACTACGGTGACATTGCCCCGTGTTTCACAGAACGGGACTGTGTCGACGTATCAGGCTGGACCGCTTTCAGTGTTCGCGGGTTCCCAGCTCCAGGTGGTTGCCTCCCATCAGTTCGGGAGGCGCATCCGGAGATCCCTTCGGCTCAATTATGCCGACAATGCGGGAAGCACGCTCGTCACGGGATCAACGCAGCCACGCAGCATGTCCTGCTACGTGGTCTTCGATATCCCTGCAACGAACGCCTTTACCGTCACGGAGCAGAAGGCGCTTTTCAACGGCCTGAAAGGCACGTGGAACGCCTCGACCGATGCGCTTCTGACGAAGCTCTTGGGCGGTGAGAGCTAGCCCAAGTAATCGTCAGAAGTATCGGTTCGGCTCAGGGTAGACATCGGCTTAGGACGTGCAACCTCTATTAGGAGGCAGACGTGAAAAGCCTAAATGTGCTCTGGAAA